TAAAGGCGAAAGAAAAACGGCCGTGATGGGGCCATCACCCTCATCACGGCCGTTTTCTTTTGCGCCCGTACGAAGGGTTTGGATAAGTGACGACGGCGGAAAGAAGGGCATAATGGCAGGGGTTAGGGGCAGATCGGGTCGAAAACCGCAGCCCACGGCGCAGTTGAAGCTGCACGGGGGGTATCGGGAGGACCGCCGGCCGGGTGATGAGCCCCAGCCGGATGTGCAGATCCCCGAACCGCCGAAGATACTCAAAGGCGAGGCCTTGGCCGAATGGGACCGGGTGACGAAGTTGCTCGCCGAGGTCAAGTGTATTTCGCGGCTGGACCGGGCGGCCCTGACCGCCTACTGCGTCGAATGGGAGACGTACGCGACGGCCCACAATCGCCTGCGGGTGGTAAAAAGCCTGCTGGCCGACGGCAGTACGGGCAACAAAGTGCCCCATCCCCTGCTGAGAATAAGAGATAGGGCGTTTTCGAACCTGCTGAAAATCTGCACCGAATTCGGGTTGACGCCGTCGGCGCGCACGCGCCTATCGATCGCGGCGGCTGGGGAAGTGGTCGATCCGTTCGACGCCCTGATCAAACAGCAGGCGGAACGGCGGGCAGCACGGGGGGCGGGGTGATGGGCGGCCGCGGTACGATAGCTGTTGAAATCGTGATGGGGCCGAAATGCCAGGAACTTCTCGCCTTGGTGGGCGATATCAGGGAATTGGCCGACTTGGTCCCTGAATGGCACCAGATGGAAGTGGATCAACTAATAGATGTAATGGAAACGCGGCTGATGCGAATCGTTGCCAAGTATTTGGATATGGGGCGAAAAGGGGGCGGGATAGATGGCGAGTGAAATGCTGGGCATTCTGTTGGTTGTGGTTATTGCCTGGTGCGTACAATGGTTGGCCTGTGCGGCGATCACGGGAACGGCCGCCCGTCGATTACGGCAGGATCCTTTGGTGCGGCTGGCAAATCTTCCTGGTGTGACCAGTGCCGCGATTACTTATGACAATGGGCTCAGCGAAGGGTTCGTGGACAATCCGGATTGTCCTACAGAGGAACGGAACCAAGGGTGGGGGGCGGTGGGCTGATATGCACGACGAAATAGAATGGCCCGAGAATGAGACAACGCCAGATTTGGGGCGGCTATGTATTGGAATCGGAATACTCATCACCCTGGCCCTCGGCTTTATGCTGGTCGCAATTGCGTGGGCAGCACGGGGGGTGGGATAGATGATTGAGCATATGAGCATTGAGGAATTCCGAGACCTGGGGCTCTTGTAGGAAGTGAATCGGTTGTTTTTTCACCCGTTGGGTTTGGCCCTGGAAGTAGACAAAGAGGTTGATGGCTATGACAAGCAATGAATGCCCATGTTGTACGCGCAAGACTCAGCTTGGTGAGGCCAAAGGGGATAGGTTTTATTGTGAACACTGCAAGGTATTTTTTGGTTCAATCAAAGATGGAATTTACTACCCGGACGGGGATTGGGAACTGCCGTCAACCAGCGATAAGCCGGTGAAGTGCATGATATCCCGCGGCGGTTGAGCGGGATTTTATAACTGAATAGCGGGTTCGTTGTGCCGGGGGCACCCGGCGCCGGCGACGTAAAGGCGAAAGAAAAACGGCCGTGATGGGGCCATCACCCTCATCACGGCCGTTTTCTTTTGCGCCCGTACGAAGGGTTTGGATAAGTGACGACGGCGGTGGCACAACTTGAGGGTGTGGAACTGACGCGGGAGACCGTCGAGGGCTGGTGCGACGGCGTCCTGCTGGAAACGGTCCCGGCCTGCAAGTGGACCAAGCTGGCCGTCGAGCGCTATCGCCGCGACTGCGAGACCGGCGAGCAGCGGGGCCTGTGGCACGATCCGGGTGCGGCCCAGATTTGGGTCGATTTCTTCCGTTGTCTGCGCCACTACGAAGGGCCTTTCGCCGGCCGACCGATCGAATTGGACCCGTGGGAACTGTTTATCGTCTGGAATGTCTTCGGCTGGATGCGGGCCGACGGAACGCGTCGGTTCCGCAAGGCGTATAATGAGATCGCGCGCAAGGTGGGTAAGAGTACCTTTGCCGCCGGCATTGGTCTGGGCATGTTGACGATCGACGGGGAGGCGGGACCGCAGGTCTTCAGCGCCGCCGTGGACAAACAGCACGCCCGCAAGGTATTGCACAGCAAAGCCGAAGCCTATGTGAGACATTCCCCGTACCTGCGACGCAAACTGACGATTAAGAAAACCGATGGCCGGATCAGTTTCGACAAAAACGACGGCTATTTCGAGCCACTGGGCAAGGACAGCGACCTTGGCGAGGGCTTCAATCCGCACTGTACGCTGTACGACGAACTACACGCCCATAAAGACAGGGCGATGTGGGATGTGATCGATTCCGGGCAGGGCGCGCGCGACCAGACACTTGACTTCGTGATCACGACCGCCGGTTTCGATCAGACGCGATTTTGCTATACGGAGATTCGGGATTATGTCACGCAGATCCTCGAGCAATCGATAGACGATGACGCGTGGTTTGGGATCATCTTCACAATCGACGAGGGCGACGACTGGACGGACGAAAACGTATGGCGCAAGGCGAACCCGCAAACCTACTTCGATCTGCAGATTGAGACGATGCGGGAAAAGGCGCGGGTGGCGGCCCGGAAGCCGGGGGCGCTGAACAACTTTTTGACCAAACATCTGAACGTCTGGACGAATTCCCAGGTTAAATGGGTCAATATGTCCGAATGGCAGAAATCACCGCCGGCCGTGGCGGAAGCGAAGCTGGCGGGCCGGCCCTGTTTCAGCGCCCTGGACCTCAGCAATAATACCGACCTGACCGCCCTGGTTCATTTCTTCCCCTGGGACGATGGCGCCTATACGATCCTGCCGCGCTTCTGGATTCCGAAGGATCGGATCACCGATCGCGATCACCGGGACGCCGCCCAATACGAAAAGTGGGTGCGGACGGGCCTGATCACCGCCACCGCCGGCAATGTAATCGATTTTGCCGTGGTGCAGGCCGATATCGAGGCCGATTTGGATACGTTTGCGGTCACGAAGCTGGCGTACGACCCGTGGGGCCCGGCCGAGAAGATTCGCCAGGACCTGCTGGCCGGCGGGATGGATCCGGAATTAATGGTGCAGTTCCGGCAGGGGTTCGCGTCGATGAGCCCGGCGATGCAGCATTTCGAACGGTTGTACCTGGCTGGCAAGATTTGGGGATTGAATCATCCGGTGCTGCTATGGATGGCGAGCAATTTGCAGGCCCGGCAGGACCCGGCCGGTAACGTCAAGCCGGACAAAAAAGCGTCCCGCAAGCGGATCGATGGCGTGGTCTGCGCGATTATGTGCGCCGGCCTGGCCGAAGCGGCCGAACGGGATTCCGGCAGCGTCTACGAAACGCGGGGGCTCCTGACCCTGGGAGATGATTGACCATGCGCATGATATTGGGATTGACGGGCGCGGCCCTGATCGCCTTCGCGGTCGGTTGGTACGGCGCCGATATCAAGACGGCCCTGTGTCTGCTTTTGACCGTGGGTGGCCTCGGCCTGGTCGTCGATTCCGTTAAGAAGTGAGAAAAGATATGGGTCAAATAGCCAATATGATCGAATCATGGGCCACGCGGTCGCCGGGGTCGGCACGGACCAGCCTCGCGCACCCGGCCCAATGGCTGGTCGATTATTTCACCGGCGGCGGGACCGCATCGTCGGGCGTCAATGTCTCACAAAACACCGCCCTGAAATACACGCCGTTTTGGGCGGCGGTCCGGATCATTTCCGGCACGGTGGGGGCCCTGCCGTTCAAGGTCTACAGTCGCACCGATAGCGGCAAACAGGTCGAATCGATGCACCCGGTCTATAAGTTGCTCCACGATCGACCGAATCCCTACATGGACGCCGTGACGTTCCTGGAGACGCGGCAGGCCCACGTACTGACCTACGGCGACGGCTACGCCGAGATCCAGCGGGATGGCGGCGGCCGGCCGATCGCCCTGTGGCCGTTGCTGCCGGATCGGACCGCGCGGAAACTGACCGAGGCGGGCCAGCCGTATTACGAGGTGGGCACCGCGACGGGCCAAACGGTGACGATTCCTGATGAGAATGTGTTGCATATCAAGGGTTTGGGCTTCGACGGCTATACCGGCTACGACGTGGTGAACTATCACCGAGAGGCGATCGGGTACGGGGTGGCGGTCAAGGAATACGGCGCGCGGTTCTTTGCTAATGACGGCAATCCGGGCGGCATTCTGGAACATCCGAACAAGCTGAGCGATCCATCGTTCGAGCGCTTGAAGAAATCGTGGGCGGCCAATCACGCCGGGCTATCGAACGCCCATCGCATGCAGATACTCGAAGAGGGCATGAAATGGAATCAGATAGGCGTCGATCCGGCCAAGGCGCAGGCCTTGGAAGTGCAGAAATGGACGGTGGACGACTGCGCCCGGATCTTCCAGATCCCGCCGCACAAATTGGGGTCGATGGAGTTCAGCAAATTCAATAACGTCGAGCAACTGCAGATCGATTTCGTCTGTACGACGATGCTGTACTGGTTCGCCAAATGGGAGCAGGAGTGCAATTACAAACTATTCGGCAAGGCCGAACGCGGCCGGTTGTTCTGCGAGATACTGGTCGATGGCCTGCTGCGGGGCAACGTCGAAGCGCGCACGGGATTCTATACGGCCGGTCGCCAGTGGGGCTACCTCAGCATTAACGATATTCGGGCCAAGGAAAACATGAATGCGATCGGCCCGGCCGGTGACGTCTATCTGGATCCCCTGAATATGAAGCCGGCGGGCGCGCCCTGGCCGGACGAACCGACCGAACCGGCCCCCGATGCCGGGGCCGCCCCGCCCGCCGACGATGAGGACGATGATGCGGTGCGCCAGGCGCATCGGCAGTTGCTCACCGCCCAGTGGCGGCGGGTGATTACCAAGGTCAAGGCGGGCAAATCGACCGGGACAACCGCGTGGGACAGTCACCGCAAGTTCGCCCAGACGGTATTGACCGACGGCGCGCTGGCCTGGGCGGCGGTGGCCGGGACTCACAGTGACTGGGCCCGGGTATCAGTAAACACATGTATTACTGATGCGATCCGGCCCGATATCAGCTTGGCGGGGAGTAACGCCGAAGGATTGGCGGATATTATGATGGATATGATAGGAGGCCGAAATGGCACTGCCACAACCACATAAAGACGAAAGTCGCGACGAATTCATGCAACGAGTCATGAGCGACGCCGCCGTGTGCTCTGAATTGGCCGACGAGAAACAGCGCTATGTGGCGACTATTTCCGCCTGGGAAAAGACGCACGCGGTGCAGCGCAAGCTCGACGCGGGCACCAGCGAACTGCGGTTGGACGATGAAGAGGCCCCGAAGCTCGTGGGCTACGCGGCCAAGTACGGGATCAAAACCGATATCGGCTGGTTCATCGAGAAGATTCGGGCCGGCGCGT